AGCGCAACAGGTTGCAGATCTAGCTGAGAAAATTAACTTACCTTTAATTCCCTGGCAACGCTGGGTGCTAGATGATTTACTAGCTGTAGATGATGCCGACACTTGGCGCAAAAAAACAGCGCTAATCTTAGTAGCACGGCAGAATGGTAAGACCCACCTGGCCAGAATGCTTATCTTGTCACATTTATTCTTATGGGGCTCTAAGAATGTCTTAGGTATGTCCTCTAACCGCAATATGGCATTAGATACCTTTAGGCAAGTCGCTTACACAATAGAAGACAATCAATTTTTAAAAGATCAAGTAAGACAGATACGCCTGGCTAATGGTCAAGAATCTATAACCCTACTTAATGGCGCTAGGTATGAAATTGCAGCAGCTACTAGAGATGCACCACGTGGTAAGACTGCAGATTTTCTGTATATCGATGAGCTACGAGAATGGACTGAAGAGTCGTTTACAGCCGCACTACCAGTAACACGTGCAAGACCTAACGCTATGACCTTAATGACTAGCAACGCTGGTGATGGATTTAGCAGTGTGCTTAATTCGCTCCGTGAACGCTGCCTATCATACCCACCTGAGAATTTAGGATTTTATGAGTACAGTGCGCCACAGCATTCTAAAATAAATGATCGTAAAGCTTGGGCTATGGCTAATCCAGCATTAGGGCATTTAATAACTGAGCAAACACTAGAAGAATCGGTAAGCACTAACAGCATAGAAGCTACTAAGACCGAAATGCTTTGTATGTGGGTAGATAGCACTGTCAGCCCCTGGGTATATGGATCAATCGAGCAGTGCAGCGATAGCAGCTTAGAGATACCTGTCGGGCCACAGACAATTATGGCATTTGATATTGCACCTACAAGGCGATCAGGTGCTTTGGTTATGGGTCAGGTTAAAGATGGAAAGATAGCAGTTGGATTAGCACAGCTGTGGCATAGCGATATAGCGATAGATGAAATTAAAATGGCTAGTGATATAAATGAGTGGGCACGTAAGTATCATCCACACACGATCTGCTATGACAAGTACGCCACGCAAACTATTGCTACCAGATTAGAGCAAAGCGGATGGCGAATGGTTGATGTATCAGGCCAAGCGTTTTACCAAGCGTGCTCAGACCTTGCCGATGGCCTGGCTAATAACCGAGTAGTCCATTCTGGGCAGGCAGAGCTAGTACAGCACTTAAATAATTGCGCCGCTAAGACTAACGATGCTGGCTGGCGCATAATACGTAGAAAATCAGCTGGCGATGTTACAGCCGCCATATCACTAGCGATGGTTGTAAGTCAATTAACTAAGCCACAACAAACCGCACAAATCTTTGTCTAACTTGCACCATTAGTCCAATTTATGGTATAAAGTATACATATGGGTCTATTGTCTGCTTTGGGTATAACCAAAAAAACTGAAAACGTCCAAGCGCAATACGCCCCTGCCATTATGGACACAGCTTATGGCTATGGTTCATTTACAACTGGTGTAGGTAATTTTCCTGGTGGATTAGATCGCAACTTTGCGATGCAAGTCCCAGCAGTTAGCCGTTGCAGAAATCTTATAGCTGGTGTAGTTTCATACTTGCCATTAAAACTTTACAAAAAGTCTAATGGTGAGGCGTTGGGGAACCCTCTTTGGATAGACCAACCAGACTATCGGCAACCTAGATCCGTCACAATATCCTGGACTGTCGATAGTTTGTTGTTTTATGGTGTTGCTTATTGGCGTGTTACAGAATTATATGCAGACGATTTAAGACCATCACGATTTGAGTGGGTCGCTAACAATCGAGTTACATTTACTACAAATAAATTTGGCACAGAGGTTGAGAAGTATTATGTAGATGGCGTTGATGCCCCTATGACTGGTATTGGATCTCTCATTACATTCCAAGGCCTAACACAAGGTGTATTACAAACCGCAGCACGTACAATACAAGCTGCATTAGATTTAGAAAAAGCTGCCGCAATATCTGCTGCAACACCAATGGCTACAGGGTTTATAAAAAACACAGGCGCAGATATGCCAGAAGCGCAGGTACAAGGATTATTAGCTGCTTGGAAATCAGCACGTCAAAATAGAAGTACAGCATATTTAACTAGCACTTTATCTTATGAACCAGTGGGCTTTAGTCCTAAAGATATGATGTATAACGAAGCACAACAATATCTAGCAACGCAAATTGCCAGAGCTATGAACGTGCCTGCATATTATATATCCGCAGATATGAATAACAGTATGACCTATCAAAACATTATCGATGGTCGTAAAGAGTTTGTTGCTTATTCATTACAGCCATTTATTTGCGCTATTGAAGATCGCTTGTCTATGGATGATATAACCGCACGAGGTCATATTGTTAGATTTGCTATTGAAGAATCGTTTTTAAGAGCCGACACAATGAAGCGCTTAGAAGCATTAGAGAAAATGATTAACTTAGGCTTAATCGATGTTGAACAAGCCAAGGAAATGGAACAAATGACACCTAACGGGAGAGAACAAGACGATGATACTTACATTCAGTAGCCAGGTAGAAGCTGCGGATACAGAGCGCAGAATAATTGCTGGCAAGATCGTGCCATTTGAAGAAGTCGGGAATACTTCAGTTGGAAAAGTTGTATTCGCTAAAAATTCAATCGAGATCGGTGACCCAGGCAAGGTCAAGATGCTTATGCAACACAGCGCAGAGCGCCCTATCGGAAGAATGCAAAAATTTAACCAGGCAGAGGATGGCATTTACGCATCATTCAAGATCAGTGCATCAATGCAAGGCCAAGATGCTTTAATCCTTGCAGGTGAGCAGTTAATCGATGGTTTGTCGGTCGGTGTAGATGTTAATAAGTCTGTACAGAAAAAAGATTATTTATATGTAACTAGCGCTACCTTACGTGAGGTCAGCCTGGTCGAAACGCCTGCATTTAGTGCAGCGCAAGTAACTAAAGTTGCTGCTAGCGAAAGCGAAGCAGAGACACCAATCGAAACTAAAGAAAGCGAGGCTCCTGTGGAAGATTTAGCAACAGCGCCACAAGAAGCAAAGGCAGAGGCTGCTACTCCTACAGTAGAAGCCGCACGCCCAGTAATTACAACACCAGTTATCCAAACATCTATCCGTACGCCAATTACATCTATGGCTGCTTATACAGAGCATAAGATCAAGGCTGCATTAGGTAATGATGATTCAAAACTGTACATAGCTGCAGCAGATGATTCATTTGCAACAAACCCAGCATTTTCTCCAACACAATACCTAAGCGAGTTTGTAACTAACACACGCTTTGGTACACCAGCAATCGATGCTTGCTCACAAGGCACACTACCAACATCAGGTATGTCTATTTCAGTACCTTCATTGGTTACAAGCGTTGGTGGCGGATCAGGTGTCGCACCAGAAGTAACTGTAGAAGCAGAAGCTGGCGCAGTACAAAACACAGGTATGGAAACTCAGTACCTAACTGGCACAGTATCTAAGTATGCTGGTATGAACACACTCTCAGTTGAATTACTAGAGCGTTCAGACCCTAACTTCTATGCAGAGCTTACAAAGCAACTTGAGTACGCATACTTAAAGCGCCTAGATCAGACTGTATTAGCAGCTTTGATCCAAGCAAGTGCTAATGGTACAAATACAACTGCAGACCTTGATGGTATTGTTGCATTTGCAACAGAAGGCGCACGTACTATCTACACAAACACTGGCTATTTCGCACAGAATTACATCGCTAACCCAGCACAATGGGGTGCGTTAATTGGTGCGCAAGATACAACAAAGCGCCCAGTATTTAATGCGTTACAACCAATGAACGCAGCTGGACAAGTTACACCATCATCTATCCGTGGCAACGTGCTAGGACTTGATCTATATGTAGACAAGAACTTCACAGCAACTACATTCGATGATGACTCAGCGATTATCCTTGCACCAGAGGCATTCACTGTATATCGTTCCGCCCAAAATTTTATGAGCGTAAACGTAGTATCAAATCTACAAGTACAGGTTGCTATCTACGGATATATGGCAACAATCGCCAAGATGCCTAACGGAATCTTGAAGTACAAGAAGAGCTGATAAGACCCGTTAATCAATAAGTAATCCCCTGGGGTTTAGTAGCCCTAGCCCTGGGGGAGTTTTTAAGAGAGGAATACAATGCCAGCCGTCTACGTGACTACAGCTGAATTACGCTCGAATCTTGGAATTGGCACTTTGTATACCGATGCAACAGTAGAAGAAGTTTGCCAAACTGCAGAAGATTTAATTAGCCAATACTTATGGCATAACGATGCCCCAGTAGTAGGCACAGCATTACAAGATAACGTGGCAACACTTATGCTTGCTAATCCAAACGCATTTGCTGCGACCCAATCAATAGTGGTTAGTGGTTGCGGTGCCACGTTTAACGGCACGCACACAATCACAGGCACAATCCCGCCGACTTCTGGCACTACGAGCCTTATCCCAGTATTTATGTATAACTACGGCCAGGTTAATTTCCCTAATGGCTATTCATTTGTGCAGTACGCCAAGACTGCAGCTAATCAGGTATTTCATAAAGTAGTACCTTATGGCAACGCAAGAGGCCCAGAACACAAAACCCAATCTTATGCGAGCACCCCTGCAATACGAGAAGCTGCGATGATAATTGCAGTGGACATCTGGCAAGCAAGACAAG